CCAGAATCCTGTTTATCGCAACGTGTGCCTGCCTGCTGGCGGTCTCCGGCTGCTCAACGCGGCCGCCCGAGGCGAGCCCGTACCAGCAGACGCTGCTGACCCGGTGCCCGGAGACGCTGCCGACCCTGAGTGACGGGGAGGCCGGCACGGTTCTGCGCACAATGACCGAGTGGGCCAGCCAGTATCACGACTGCGCCACCCGGCATAACGGCCTGATCGAGGCCATCCGAGAATGAAGCGCTGGCTGTACACCACCGTGTACGCCCTGACGCTGACCCTGATTATCGTTTTTCTTTTCTGGCTTGTGGCTGCGTGGCTTGCGCGGCAATGGTGGAGATCGTCCCGGGATGACACATGAGGAATACGACATGGACAGCATCCCCCCGAGACTCGGGGCAGTGGAGCAAGAAGTGCATACGCTTCGCCACCGCGTAAACGCCTTGGATTCGGAGCGCCTCCCTCACCGGGTGGGCAACCTGGAGGCCAGCATTCAAGACCTGAACGTGATCCGCCAGGACACCACCCAGATGAAGGTCGTCCTGGCCAAGATGAATTCGTTTGTGCGCGGCGCCGTCTGGATTCTCGGCGGGCTGGTCGCACTGGCCACCCTGCTGATCGCACTGGCCGGCGTAATGCCCAAGATGGACGCCATCATCATCGAGAAAACGCCGCCTGTGCAGGTGGATGAGTAACAGAAACCCGGGCGGTGCCCGGCAACGATTAACTGGGCGGGGCCCAGGAGAGGAGGACTCAGCGGTGCTGACTCCGAAGAGAGAGAAATTTGCCCAAGCCTATGTTGAGCTTGATTGCGGAGCGGCCGCTTACCGCGAGGCGTTCAGCACAAAGAACATGAGCGACAAGAGCGTCTGGGAGCACGCAAGTCGCCTGCTCAAGGATGTCAAGGTCAGGGCAAGGGTTGAAGAGCTGAAGGCGGAGCACAGGAAGCGCCACAATGTAACCGTGGACGACCTGCTCCGGGAGCTGGAGGAGGCGCGAGTTGCCGCCATGACCAGCGAGAAGCCCCAGGCCGCCGCCGCTGTTGGCGCCACCATGGGCAAAGCCCGCATTCTTGGGCTCGATAAGCAGGTTCTTGAGCATCAGAACGCGGCGGTAACCGTTGTTGTGAATCGCCCGGATGGAAATTAACCCGACCGTTCCTCAGGACCGGTTCATATTCAGCGAGGCCCAATACCCGGCCATTGTCGCCGGCTTCGGGGCCGGCAAGACCGAGGCGCTGATCGTTCGCTCCCTGCTGGGCAAGCTGGCCCACCCGGAGTCAGACCGCGCTTTCTACGAGCCGACCTATGACCTGATCCGCATGATCGCCTGGCCGCGCTTTGAGGAGCTGCTGTCAGACCTGCGGGTGCCGTACCGGCTCACGAAACACCCTCACAACATCCTGGAGATCGACGGCTACGGCCGGATCATCTTCAGGAGCATGGACACGCCCCAGCGGATCATCGGCTTTGAGGTCGGCGATTCGGACGTGGACGAGCTGGACACGCTGAAGCGCGACGACGCCGCCGAGGTCTGGCGCCGGGTGCTGTCCCGTAACCGGCAGAGGAAGGCGGACGGCTCGCCCAACACCGTTGGGGTGGCCACTACCCCGGAGGGCTTCCGCTTCGTCTACGAGACGTGGCACGAAAAGCGCCCGCCGGGCTATGAGATCATCCGGGCGCCGTCGTACAGCAATCCGCACCTGCCGGACGGCTACATCGACAGCCTGCGCGACATCTACCCGTCGCACCTGCTGGACGCCTACATCGAGGGCGAGTTCGTCAACCTGACGACCGGCACGGTGTACATCCAGTTCGACCGAAAGCGGTGCAACACCCAGGAAACCGAGCAGGCCGGTGAGCCACTGTTCATCGGCATGGACTTCAACGTGGGCCAGATGTCGGCGGTGATCCATGTGAAGCGCAATGGCAAGCCGGTAGCGGTCGGCGAAATCGCCAACGGCTACGACACGCCGCACATGGTCCAGCTGATCAAAGATCGCTACCAAGGCCACGCCATCCATGTGTACCCGGACGCTTCCGGTGGCGGCCGGCGCAGTGTCGACGCCAGCAAGACCGACCTGGCCATCCTGCGGGAGGCCGGGTTCACGATCCACGCGCCCAAGCAGAACCCGCCGGTCAAGGACCGGATCAACGCGATGAACGCGGCGCTCCAGAGTGGGTACAGGGTCAACGTCGACCGCTGCCCTGGGTATGTGAAGTGCCTGGAACAGCAGGCGTACAACCAGCACGGCGAACCGGACAAGAAGCAGGGTCTCGACCACTTCCCGGACGCCGGCGGCTACTTCATCCACTACGAATACCCGGTGATCAAGCCGGCCACCACCACCAAGCTGAGAATGAATTTCTAATGGCAGACGTGCAATTTGAACGCCAGGAGTACCTGAACACCAAGCCGGATTGGGCACTGGTGGGCGACGTTTGCCGTGGCGACCGTGCCGTCAAGAAGCGGGGCGAGGAGTACCTGCCGAACCCGTCCGCCGTTGAGGAAAACCCGAACGAAAAAAAGGCGGTTTACGACCGCTACAAGCAGCGGGCCAGCTTCTACAACGCCACCGGCTACACCCGCGAGGGGCTGATCGGCGCCGTATTCCGCAAGGTGCCGACCTTCACCGCCCCGGACGCGCTCAATTACCTGGAGAGCGATGCCGACGGCGCCGGGGTGAGCATCTACCAGCAGAGCCAGGAGGTGCTGGGCCAGGTGCTCGGCAAGGGCCGCGCCGGCCTGCTGGTGGACTACCCGACCACGGACGCGCCAGCATCGCGCGCTCAGCAGTCCGCTGGCCTGATTCGGGCCACCATCAACAGCTACAAGGCCGAGCAGATCATCAACTGGCGCACCACCAAGATCGGCGGGGCCCACTTGCTGTCCCTGGTGGTGATCCATGAGCATGCCGAGGAGCCAACGGAAGACGGCTTCGGGCTTCAGGCCATCGAGCAGTTTCGCCATCTGTCCCTCGAGGACGGCGTGTATATCGTCCGCATCTGGCGCAAGCCGGAATCGGGCGGGGCGTTCGTGATCCACGAGGAATCCATCCCCAAGCGCGGCAATGGCCAGCCCTGGGACCGCATCCCCTTCACCTTTGTCGGCTCGCGCAACAACGATTCCGACGTGGACAAGGCGCCCCTGCTGGATCTGGCCACCCTGAACATTAAGCACTACCAGGTGGGGGCGGATTGGTACAACGCGCTTTTCTACGCCGGCCAGCCCCAGCCCTGGATGTCCGGCCTCACCGAGCAGTGGGTCGCCATGCTGGAGGAGATGGGCGTGGTGATGGGTAGTCGCTCGCCCATGATGCTGCCGGACGGCGGCCAGTTCGGCATCGAGACGGTCACCGCCGATACGGCGCTCCAGAAAGAGCTGGAGGCCATCGAGCAACGCATGGTGGCCCTGGGGGCTCGTCTGGTCCAGCCCGGCCAGGCCGTCAAGACGGCCACTCAGGCACAGGACGAAAGCGAGACCCAGCATTCCATCCTGTCCCTGGCTGCGTCGAACGTCTCCGAAGCCTACAGCCAGTGCCTGGCCTGGGTGGGCGAGTTCATGGCCGCCGCCGGTGAGGCCCTGTACCAGCTGAACCAGGACCTGATCGAGCACAGCCTCGACGCGCAAATGCTCAAGGAGCTGGTGGCCGCCTGGATGAGCGGCGCCATCCCCGAGGGCGACCTGTGGGCGTACCTGCGCAAGGTGGGGCTGATCGATCCGGAAAAGACCGACGAAGAGATCCGCGAAGAAACGCAAAACGACGCCGGCCTCAATCTGGATGACATGACCGATGGCGGTACCGGAACTACTCCTTAACGCCTCCGTCCGCCACCAGGTCTATCTGGAGCGCCTGAAGGCCGGCGAGACGCGCAAGGTGCGCGAGTTTCTACAGCAGGTAGACCGTGAGCTGCGCAAGCGGCTGCTGATGCGGGCCGAGATCAGCACCTACCGTCGAGCAAAGCTCAACCGACTGCTCGACGAGATCGACGACCTGCTCAGCCGCCTTTACGGCGCCCAGCTGGAAACGATCACCGCGGACCTGCGCGATCTGGCCGACTACGAGGCCGGGTTCGAGGTGCGGGCGCTGCAGGAGGTGGTTTCCGGGGCCCAGCTGGCCGTTCCGGCGGTCGCCACCGTTTGGGCGGCGGCCACCAGTGACCCGATGTCCGTGCGCGGCGCCCAGGGCGGCAAGCTGCTCAAGCCGTTCCTCAAAGACTGGAGCGCCGGGGAGATCGAGGCGGTCAAGAACCGCATTCGTCAGGGCGCGTTTGAGGGCCAGACGAACGCCGAGATTGTCCGCTCCATCCGAGGCACCAAGGCGCTGAACTACCGGGATGGCCTGCTGGAGACCACGCGCCGGCACGCTCAGGCCGTGGTGCGAACCGCCGTCCAGCATGTAGCCAGCATTGCCCGCTTTCAGGCCTGGGAGCGCAACAGTGACATCGTCACCGGCTACCGGTGGGTGTCCACCCTGGACAGCCGCACCAGCGCGCAGTGCCGCTCCCTGGACGGGCGCACCTTCAGGGTCGGCAAAGGGCCGAAGCCCCCGATTCACATCGGTTGCCGGTCCACCACGGTGGCCGAGCTGGATGACGGGCTCGACTTCCTGGATCGCGACGCCACCCGCTCCTCTGAGCAGGGGCCGGTGAGCGCGGACCTGACGTATTACGAATGGCTCAAGCGGCAACCTGCCGCCTTTCAGGATTCGACCCTGGGGTCGACCCGGGGACGCCTGCTGCGCCAGGGCGGGCTGTCCGCCAGCCGGTTCTCAGAGCTGCAGCTGGACCGAAATTTCAAACCCCTCACGCTTGATGAAATGCGGGCCCTTGAGCCCCAGGCCTTCGAGCGCGCGGGAATCCAACCCAGTGGGTAACCAAGAGGTCAGTGACCAATGCGTATCAACAAACTCCCCCGTGCATTCCGTGAAGAGGCTGGTGGCGAAGGTGGTGAAGGCGGCAGCAGCCTGACCCCGGAGCAGATCAGCGAGATCAAGGCCGAAAACGAGCGCCTGAAAGAGCATCACGAGAAGCTGCTGGGCGAGACCAAGACCGCGAAGCAGGAGCGCCAGGAGGCCGCCAAGCGCCTCAAGGAGCTGGAGGACCAGCTGGCCAGCCTGGACGACGACAAGCACCGCAAGGCGGGCGATGTCGAGGCCCTGGAGAAGAGCTGGCAAGAGAAGCTCTCCAAGCGCGAAAGCGAGCTGAAAGGTGAGGTGGAGCAACACCAAGCCTGGCTCAAAGAACAGATGGTCACCGGTGTGGCGTCAAGCCTCGCGGCGGACATCGCCGTACAGGGCAGCGCCAAGGCGCTTCAGCCACACCTGACCAGCCGTCTCTCCATGGAGATCCGCGATGGCAAGCCGACCACGGTAGTTCTGGACGCCGAGGGCAAGCCCAGCGCCATGACCGTGGAGGAACTGAAAGCAGAATTCGCAAGCGATCCGGCCTTTGCGCCGTTGATCGTTGCGTCAAAGGCCTCTGGCGGCGGTGCCGGTGGTGGCCATAAGGGTGGCGGTGCCGCCTCAAAGGGCAGCATGGGCGGAGATCGTTCCGAGCGTGCGGCCGCAATTCGTAACCGTTTCCCTGAACTGAATCAATGAGGTGACAAGAAATGTCTCTTTCACAGATGCAGGTGTTCAACCAGTACATCATGCCGGCGACTATCGAGACGCTGGACCAGATGGTGGAAAAGTTCAACGCCGCAAGCCGTAACACTATCCGCCTGACCACCGAGGGCTTCGACGGCGATTTCCTCCAGGAATCGTTCTTCGCCGCCATCCACAGCGCCCAGCGCCGCGTGGATCGCTACGCCTCCCAGGCGTCCGCCTCCGCCACCGACCTGACCCAGCTGAAGCACAGCTCGGTGAAGATTGCCGGCGGCTTTGGCCCGATCCGTTTCGAGCCCGGCCAGCTGACCTGGTTGCAGAAGCCGACCGCCGAGGGCATCGAGGTGGCCAGCCGAAACTTTGCCGAGGCGCTCATGGCGGATCAGCTGAACACCGCTATCGCCGCCCTGGTGGCGGCCATCGAGAACAACAGCGACGCCACCAACGACGTATCGGCCAGCGGCGGCCTGTCCTACAACGCCCTGAACGACGCGCACGCCAAGTTCGGCGACCATAGCGGCAACGTGCTGTCCAACGTGATGACCGGCGCGGTTTATCACAAGCTGATCGGCCAGAACTTGACCAACGTCTCACAGCTTTTCCAGGCCCAGAACGTGACCGTTGTGGACATCCTGGGCAAAGCTATGGTGGTGACCGACGCGCCCGCCCTGTACGAAGCTGGCACCCCGAACAAGCAGAAGGTTCTGGGCCTGGTGGAGTCCGCGGCTATCGTCCACGACGCCGGCGACGTGATCAGCAACATCGAAACGTCCAACGGCCAGACCCGGATCGAGACCACCATGCAGGTGGACTACACCTTCGGCCTGGGCCTGAAGGGCTACACCTGGGACGAAACCAACGGCGGCAAGTCCCCCTCCGACGCGGAATTGGCTACCGGCACCAACTGGGACCAGGTCGCCACCTCCGTGAAACACACCGCCGGCGTTATCGCAGTGGGCGACGCCGCTCAGTAAGGAGTAGCCGATCATGGCGAAGCAAAAAGCGCCAGTGTGGTATCTGGCCGGCCCCTTCACTCGCTACAACGAGGACGTGAAGGATCTGGCCCGCAAGGCGGCCGTCCGCATCATTGATGCCCGGTATGTCCCGGCGGATCAGCGCCAGGACGCCGCGCCCGAGAAGGATCTGCCCAAGGTCACCGAGAAGGGCAGCAAGGCGCCCGCCAAGAAAGCGAGCGAATAAGACAGGGGGCGCATGCCCCCTTTCTTTCTACCGAATTCCGAGGATGATGGCCCAATGGCTCTGATTATCGAGGATGGCAGCATCGTGGCCGGCGCCGACAGCTTCGCCACCGTGGCGGAACTGGCGGACTATGCCGAGCGATTTGGCCGAGACCTACCCGAAGGCGAACCCGCGCGTGAGGCCCTGCTGCGGCAGGCTGCCTTGCAGATGCAGGTGATGCGCTGGAAGGGGTGGCGCGTTGCTGCCGATCAGAGCCTGTCATGGCCCCGGGAAGGGGTGTGCATTGATGGCGGATACCTCGCCTCCAATTACATCCCGGCCCGCATCCAGTACGGCCAGATGTCTCTGGCCACTGAAATCTATGCCGACGAACAGGCGCCCCCGGATCAGCGCCAGGGGCCGGTCACCCGCGAGAAGGTTGACGTGATCGAGGTCGAATATCAGGAGGTCCAGAACACCGGTAAGGTGCTTTGGGCTGCCCCTGAGCGCCCGAGCCGCGCCCAGTTCGCCGATTACCTCAACGCTCGGGGCCTGCTGGCTGTCCGGGCATGAGCCAATTCTACGACCGCACAGCCGCCACCGCCGCGCGGCTCCTGGCGAGCTATGGCCAGCCGGTGAGCATCACGCGTACCTCTGGTGGCACCTATGACCCGCTGACCGGTGAGACAACCGGCCAGACCACCACGACCTACACGCCGGACGGGGTGCTGCTCAACTACAGCGCCGGGGAATCCGGTGAGCTGAGAGCGGCTGGGGTGGACATCGTGAGCACCGACAAAAAGCTGCTCTGCGCCGCTTTTGAGGTCGATCCGGTCGTAACCGACACCGTAACGGTGGGCGGGCTCGACTGGACGGTGATGCGCGTCAAAACCCTGAGTCCCGCCGGAGCCGCCGTGCTCCATGAATTGCAGGTGCGCCGATGAGCTTCGGTGATGATGTCGCCGGGTTCGCCCGGAAGGCTGGTCGCTCCTTGGAGCAAACCGCCCGGGGTGTGGAGCTGCGCTTGTTTCGGGCCGTGGTCATGGACACACCAGTCCTTGATGGCCGTCTCCGTGGCGACTGGCAAGCCACGACCGATAAGCCTGCCCCGGGCGAGAATGGCCGCGCCGACAAGCAGGGCGGGGCGACCCTGGCGGAGATGGAGTCCATCGTGGCCGCGATCCAGGGCGGCAGCTATACCGTGCTGACCAACAACATGCCCTACGCCTACCGCATCGAGTTTGAGGGCTATTCCAAGACGAAGGCGCCCGAGGGCATGGTCCGCAAGAACGTGGCTCGCTTTCGGCAGATTCTCCAGGAAGAGGCTCAGAAGAACCGCGTATGAGATTCCTCGACGTTCGCAACGCGCTGGTCCTGAGCTGGCTGGACGGCGATTTCGGCCTGACCACGGCGCTCCCGAACAAGGATTTCACCCCCGGCACAGACCCGTGGGCGGCGCTGTCCCTGCTGCCGAGCCAGCCCGGGGTGGCGACGTGCGGCGACGAGGGAATGGACCGCCACGATGGCGTCCTGCAGATCGACCTGAATCACCCGCTCAATACCGGAGATATTCCGGCCATCACTTTGGCTGACCAGATAGCCAACCGCTACAAGGCCGGCACGCGCTTCGACGCCCCGGCCCTGTCCGAAACCCTGATCGCCGATTTCCGGGCTCAGGAGTTCCTGGTGTGGGGCCCGCTCAAGGTGCTGATCCGCTCCTGCGGCTACGAACAGCCCCGCCGGGTGGAGAACTGGTCCCGAACGACGATGACGATTTTCTACAGCGCCTGGATCAGCCGGGCGTAAATCCAACCCCTTTTCCTATCGGCCCGCCTTGTGCGGGCTTTTTTGTATCTGACGGAGGTTCGTTATGGGCTGCCCTGCAAACGGCTCACGCCACTCTATGGCCCTGGTGGCCGAATCCGTTGCCGGCACCACTCCGGCAACCCCGACGTTTACCCCGATTCGCCAGACCGGCACTACGCTGGCCCTGACGAAAGAGGCTCTGCAAAGCAATGAGCTGCGCGCCGACCGCCAGATCGCCGACATGCGCCACGGCAACAAGCAAGTGGGCGGCGACATCTCCACCGAGCTGAGTTACGGCGGGGCCTTCGACACCATGCTGGAGGCGGTGCTGTGTGGCACCTGGGAGGAGGATTCCCCGTCCGCCGGCACCGACACCCTGCTGGCCGGCGTGGAGCGCCGCCCCTTCACCATCGAGCGGCACTTCGCGGACATCGGCCAGTATCTGCGATACCTGGGCTGCGAGTTCAACACCTGGAACCTGACGGTCTCCACCAACGCGATTATCACCAGTTCGTTCGGCCTGGTGGGGCGCTCCATGGATGCGCCGGCTCAGACGCCCATTGCTGGCGCCACCTATGATCCGGCCACCACCAGCAGCCCGTTCGATTCGTTCTCCGGCGAAATCAACGAAGGCGGCTCCTCGATTGCGACCGTCACCGAGCTGTCCCTGACACTGGAGAACGGCCTGTCACCGCTGTTCGTGGTCGGCTCCGATAGTGCGGCATGCATGAGCATTGCCCGCTCCAACCTGACCGGCTCCATCACGGCGTTTTTCGACAGCGAGACGCTGTATGAGAAGTTCCTGAACGAAACGGAATCCAGCCTCTCGTTCACCCTCAGCGACGGCACGAACGCCTACACCTTCGAGCTGCCCCGCGTGAAGTACAACTCCGGCCAGCCGGACGTGAGCGGTGAGGGCGAGGTCACCGTCTCCATGGATTTCCAGGCCCTCTATGACGCCACCGAGGAAAGCCAGATCGTGATCCTGCGGGGTGCTGCGTAATGAAAATGGAGGCCCTGTTCACCCGCGAGAAAGCCAACGAGGGCACCAAGGTGCCCCTGTCCTACGCCGACGGCACGCCCACCGAGCACCACCTGATCATCCGGTCGCAATGGTCCGACGCCTTCCAGCAGGCGAAGCAGGACGCTTACCGGCAGGACATGGAAGCCCTGACCAAGGGTGAGGCCGTGGACAGCACCGAGCGCCATGTGACGCTGTGTGCGGCCCTAGTGGCCGGCTGGGACCTGGAGGAGGAATTCACCGAGGAGAACGTGAAGACCCTGCTCCGCGAAGCCCCCCAGCTTCGGGACATGATCGACCGCCACGCCTCGCGTGATGCGCGTTTTTTCAGGAAGCCGTCCACCGACTCTACGAGTGGGCGGGAAAAGAAATAGCGGACACGATTCCGGACCCCAAGACCGGCGCCAGCCGCCGGCAGCAGCTTGAGGCGGTTTACCGCCAGACCGGCAAGAAACCCAAAAGCCTGAGAACAGACCCGCCACCGG